TTCATCCCGACCATCCGCAAGCCGGGGTCGAGGATCATGCTGACCTGGAACCCGGAACTCGAGACGGACCCGGTCCACCAGCGGTTCGTGGTCAAGGGTGATCCAGAGGCCGCTGTCGCCAAGATCGGCATCGAGGACAACCCCTTCGCCTCCCGGGAGCTTCTGGTCGAGCGCGACCGGGCCTACCAGGACGACCCGGCCAAGGCCCTTTGGATCTGGGGCGGCGAGTGCCGTCCCTCGGTCGAGGGTGCGATCTACGAGCAGCAGCTGGCCGCGATGCTCAACGAGGGCCGGGCCGAGCGACTGCCCTACGACCGCGCCGCCGACGTGACGGTGGGCTTCGACCTGGGCTACGGCGACCAGACGGCCCTTGTCTTCGGCCAGTACGTGGGCCGGGAGCGCCGGATCGTCCGCTACTACGAGAACAGCGGCGAGGAGATCTCCCACTACATCGACCACATGAAGAAGTGCGGTCTGCGGATTGACCGCATCGCCCTGCCGCACGACGCCAAGGCTCATTCGATCCTGTCGAAGGTGTCGGTGTCGGAGCGCATGCGGGCATCCTTCCCAGGGGCGGAAATCCTCATCGTGGGTCGCGACTCCGAGGGGATCAAGATCGGGCTGGAGGACCAGATCGATGCGGTCCGCGCCGCGTTCCCCAACGTCTGGATGGACCCCGACGGCGCGGCCCAGCTCCTCCATCGGCTCAAGCGGTACCGGCGACGCCACGACAAGGCCTCAAACACCTTCCGCGAGCCCCTACACGACGAGAACAGCAACGGTGCCGACGCCTTCCGGTCGTTCATGCTCGCGGAACCGCCCCGGAAAAAGACTTCGGGACGTACCTTGCAAATGCACGTGCCGTCGATCATGTAGAGGGGGATCCCATGGAATTGAAGACGATCCAGGAAATGCGAACCCGCGCCGAGGGCGTCCTGGCCGACGTTCACGCCGAGTCCAGGGCCGACACCAAGTTCTACTGGGGTGACCAGTGGAACGGGCAGGAGGGAGCGCGACAACTTGCCGGGCGCCAATCGGTCGTGTTCAACAACTGCCCATCCCTCGTTCACCCCGTGGTCAACGCCGTCAAGCAAGCCCCGCCCGCCATCCGGATCCTTCCGCTCGGTGGAGGCGCGACCCAGGAGAAGGCCGCACGGGTCGCCGCTCGCATCCGCATGATCGAGCGCGAGTGCAAGGCGTCGAAGGCCCGCCTCTACGCCCTGACCTGCGCGGCCATCGGAGGAATCGGCGTCTGGCGGTCCATCCCCAAGAAGGTGCGCGGCAAGTGGACGACGTGGTCGGAGACGATCATCGACCCGACGGACGTGCTGCCGGACGCTTCGAGCATGGAGCCCGACTTCTCCGACGCCCGTTGGGTTCTCCACAAGCGGAAGGTCCACAAGTCCCGTCTCGCTGGCGTGTACAATGCATCGGAGCTCGCCACGCAGCGCGAGTTCAACAAGGACCGCGCCGCCTACTCCGACGAGATGGAGGCCGTGATCGAATGCTGGTACCTGGACAAGGACGGCACCCTCTGCCGGTGCGTGGCGACCGACACCGAGGTTCTGGGCTTCCGGGACGGCGAGGACGGCGAGGTCCAGACGGTGGAGCGGTTCGAGACGCTGGACGAGGTGGGGAACGTGATCTCCCGCCTGACCGAACTCC